AGTTTATCAAGTTCCTTGATAGTCGGGTAGGCTTAAAATACGATTTGCGGGCTGTTCTATTAGGTTTTTTTGGTTGGAAAATACAAGACCGGGGTAGGGATTATTGTGTTGAAAAGGGGCGATATTACTTCACACACTACTTGAAATGTAAAACATATATTGATAATACTAACTGGTCCCCCAAAACTATAGTAACCTTAGCTAATGGATATGAGTTAGGTCACTATGGCTAATGACATCCGGCCGGTACATGAATTAAAAACAACTGAGGAGGTTGTGGCATGGATGGATAGATTAGTCATTGAGGTAGAGAAAGGTCGAGTAAATAACGAAAAAATAAAAGACGAGTTAGTGTTACGGATACAGACGGTAGAAGTAAATAGCAAGACTAACACTGTTTTTCAGGTAGGTAAAAAAGGGTTTAGTAGTTTAAAAATAAGCCTTATATCACTATGTGTATCTTTATTGTGTATGCTATGCCAGATGCTTAATGTCAACCTAAAATATTTACTTATAATGTTGTATGATATATTGCGAGTCCGCATCAATTTAAATTAAGTGTTGACAGCTAAAGGGGGAAGGGGTATAATATTAGTATCTTATAGAGAGGAGAGATAAATGAGAGAAATGATGAAAACAGATAAAGAAAAAGCCCTATTAGAGGTATATAAGGCTACTAAGGAATTTTCTGATTATCATGCTGGTGATAGAGATTTTAATTTCTCATATGGAGAGTCATTTAATCCAGTATTAGCAGCGATTAAAAAACTAGAGGAGAGAAGCCGCAGAGAAAGCATACCCAGGCTACGAAGTTGCTGAGTGGGGGTATGGAGGGGCAAATGATGGATAGTATAATGAATATATGGGAATGTTTAAGTGTTGTTAAAGCACCGGATATGAAGATTTTAGAAATAGTAGGCTACAAAAACAATAAAAGACACAAGGGGGTAGGTTTCTATGTACCTTTAAACCCTGTAACCTACGCTAAAGATTGTAATGTGTCTTGGAATATTTTAGGTACTAGACGTGTTTTTTACCCGGAAGGTAACTCAACTGAAATAGTTAGGCGCGGCTGGTATGTCCTAGACAAGTACAACAACATAACACGTTGTACTTTTACTGTTGACGGCTGGAGGGATTTAAAATGAAAATGCTGGACTTATTCAGTGGTATTGGTGGCTTTTCTTTAGCGGCTCGCTGGGCCGGGATAGACACGGTTGCGTTTTGTGAGAAAGACACATATTGCCAAAAAGTTCTGAAAAAGAATTTTCCTGAGATCCCAATATTTTCAGATATAAAAAAATTAAAAAGGAGTGATATTAATGGAACAACTGACATTATTACCGGGGGATTCCCCTGTCAGCCTTTCAGCATTGCCGGACGAAAAAAAGGGACGGAAGATGACCGTGATCTCTGGCCGGAAATGCTTAGAGTTATACAAGAATACCAGCCCACTTGGGTTGTTGGTGAAAACGTTGCTAACTTCGTCAGTATGGCATTCCAACGCACGAAAACTAACTTGGAAAGTGAAGGGTACGAAGTGCAACCATTTATTATTCCAGCTTGCTGCGTCAATGCCCCACACAAAAGAGATAGAGTGTGGATTGTGGCCTACGCCAACAACAAGAGATTTTCGAGATTTCAGCAACCCAACCCCAACACAGTACAGAGCCGTAAAAAAACGAGATTCACCCTCGGCGGCTTTAATTATGACTACGAGATGGGATATCCGAATATCCCCAAAAGTATACGAGTGGATGATGGGATACCCCCTAGGTTGGGCAGAGTTAACAGAGTTAAAGGATTAGGGAATGCTATCGTACCACAAGTTGCTTATCAGATTTTAAAAGGGATTAAGGAGATTGAGAAATGATGGGAAAAATAATTGGGTTCCCTTTTCTGATGTTATTTGTTCTTATTTATTGCATTTTACTTTTGAGTGTAAAAAGTTTTGATTTTGAGTGTAAATTAAGACCTTATACAAGTAAAACAACCTGCCCATTTATCAGGTCATTACGTTAAATTTTACCGTAGTAGAGGTCAATTTTTAAGGTATAAAAGTAGTTCTGGCCCGTATAATAGAATTCCCCTAATATCAGATTTTAAAGGGTAAGTAATGAGACAACAAACATTAACAATCTATATATGTGATTTTTGTGGTAAGGAATACAAGTTAAAAGATAAAGCACTTGATTGCGAGAATAGGCACCTCGCCCAAGGTTTATTTAACATTAAGAATTTAGATAGAGATATTGAAGATTTAAGGGGACCATAGATGGGAGGGCCTAAAAATGCAAAATAAGAGACAGATGACAGTTGAGACAATAGTTACCCTTATCCATGACAATATTACCAATTTATTTATCATATGGATAGCCAACAGTGTGTATAATGTCAAACTACGTACATCGTTTAAGTTGTGGTTACTTGCTCAGACTATAAATGTTATTTTTTCTTTTTCAAGACGATGGTTTTTTAATCGCTATATTGACAATATTTCAACAGAATAGCGATATACCCAAATTTACTGTTATATTTGAAAATTGACAGGAAATCGTGTTTTTTAAGGTACTTTTAGCAAAAGTAACATTTTGATTTTTAAACTTTTTAGTGTGGAAAATTGGCCGTGATTACGGTGTATATTGGATGTTACCTTAAAAGTAACAATGTGGTTTTCAGGGGTGTTTTATGGTGAAAAATAGGCTTTTTTGGGGTTTTTGACCGGTTTTTGACGTGAAATGTGCTTTTTTAGGGTGTTTTTAAGAGGTGTCGGCGAGCGTGAGAAAATGTTACTTATGGAGCAAAACACGCAAAAGCTTTTAAAAACACGTTTTTTTAGGCTAAGTAACGGTAACAAATTGTGAAATAAGTGTCATATTAAGGTACTATTTACACTCAAAACAGTACTTTTAAGAAATGTTACTTTTACGTTACTTTTACTAAGACTAAAAGTAACATTTTAAAATCTCTATTTAAGTGGAGCTATATATTATATACTATAACTACCGTATATATACTACTCCATAATACAAAAACTGATACCCCATGCCCCTTGCTATTTTTGATCTAAAAGTTACTTCCGTATTGAACAGTGGGGGAGAGGGGGACACCAAAATGGATCAAAACTGGAAGGTGTAATTTACGTTTATTTTTTGAGGGTAAAAAGGTTTGATTTTGAGTGTAAATTAAAATGTTACTTTTACTCCGAGCAAAAGTAACACGAAAGTAACATCATTATGTTTTAATTGTAGTTGGTACAACTAGCCGAACACATACTTTAAAGTATTTTAAACATACTGTCAATGGATTATAATTTCACGAAAACTTAAATAGACTTAAAAAACAAGATTGTGATATAGTGTAGGGAAGGTCTATAATAATGAAAATCAAATTGATTAGAGACAACGTCATCAATAACTCACAATTTGGAAAATTGTATAATGATAATGTCTATCAATGTGAAACGCTTGAAAATGCGTCTACTTTGATACCATGCGACAACTTTAGATTGGCACTTAGAAAATCCGGCGGATGGTACAACAAAGAAAAAGAAAAACTAGGGTATAAAGACCATTTTCAGGGGATGATTGAAATACAGGTTGCGGGGCGAGAATATATCTTGTTACATCCAGCCAATAGCCCCGATGAACTTAAAGGGTGTATAGCACCTGCAAAAACGAGAAACGAGGAAAAGGGGTGCTTAGGTGTGTCACGGCCAACCTACTATAAATTGTATAGTATGTTGATTGAGGCGCTTAAGCACAATGAGCCGCTTACATTACAAGTAACAAAAAAAGGAGAGAAAAAAATGTTATCAAAATTTCTAGGATCAGGCGCAAGCGATTTAGTTAAAAGTGTAGGTGGGGTGCTAGATTCCTTAACTACGACATCCGAAGAAAAGTTAGAGGCGGAGCGAAAAATTAAAGAGTTGATTTTAGACTGATTTTCATTGATTCAGGTTCAATTAAATTTAACGTTAAACCTGCATGGGTTGATATGTTACAGTTAGTTTTAACCGTTGTCACAGGTGCTTATTTTGGTGGCCGTAGTGTTGAAAAAATTAAAAAATAAAGGGTATAGATAGTGTTAAATGCAATGCCCGTATGGAAGTCAATAGCTATGATCTGTATGGGTATTTTAGTGGGGGGAGCACCTAGTCATTTCTTACAGTTGCAAAATGTACCAGATCGACAGGAAGTATCCAGGATGATCACTAAAGAGGCACCTATATCAGTAGCCCCGGATATCAAAGACTTGCTAGAAGCGCAAAACAACATTAAAGTGGAATTGGCCAAGTTAACGGGAACATTAGAGAGTATACTATATGAGCTTAAACGAAGAGAACGAAAATAAAAAGATTAAAGACCTAGCAAAAAAACTCACCGAAACGGAATACCGATTTTGTGAGGAGTATTTAAAATGCATGTCTATACCATTAGCGATGGCGAAGGTTGATTTTGATGAGGTAAATCCAGGCCATAGAGGTAATTTGATATATACTAAACCTTTAGTCCAAGAGTATTTAACATTAAGGAAAAGGCAACTGCGAAAAGTATTTATCACACGAGAGGACATATCATTGCGAGCGCTTAATCTACTTGATAAATGTATGTCACCTATGCCCGTATTAGATAAAAAAGGCCATCCCACAGGGGAATACACATTAGATTCTAAGGGTGCCACTAAGGTACTTGAAATGCTTTTTAAACATAAAAATATGTTATCGGGGGATTCATCCCAAAACCATCATAGCCAGATACCAAGTATCAATCTTGCCGAGGATGATCTACTTAAATTTGAAAAAATGTTTAACTCTGAATATTAA